GGAGCTTATGCTCCGCATCCGGGAGTACATCGAAGGTTACTTTGAGCGGTATTCCTCTACCCCCACCGTTCGGGAGATCGCCGGAGCCATGAAGATCGCGGTTTCCTCCGCACACAGATACCTGGTGGCTATGGCGGAGAAGGATATGGTTTTCTACGAAAACGGCACGCTCTCCACTCCGAAGATCCAACGGATGAATCCGGCGGTGAGCCCCGCCGCCATTGTCGGTTCCATCCCCTGCGGCTCGCCGGAGGAAAAGGAAGCCCGGGTGGAGGAATACCTGCCCCTGTCCGTGTCCTTCTTCGGCAAGGGGGACTTCTACGCCCTCCGCGCCTCCGGCAGCTCCATGACGGGGGCGCAGATTGACGACGGGGACTTGGTTATCATCCGGCAACAGCACACCGCTCAGGTCGGGGAGATCGTCGTCGCCCTCACCGACGAGGACAAGAACACGCTGAAGCGGCTCTTATATGACGACGACCGGCAGAGCTATTACCTCCACCCGGAGAACAAAGACATGGAGGATATCTATGTATCCGGGCTTCGGGTACAGGGCGTAGCCACCCATGTGATCAAAGCCCTTTGACGGAGGTATTGCCCATGCAGAAAAAATATGTGTCCGTCAACGCGGAGGTGGATACGGACGGCGTGATCCGCCCGATTCTTATCCGCTGGCATGACGGCAGACAGTGGGAGGTGACAAAGGTGCTTCATACCTGCACTGCTTCTCACGATGAGTTTGAAGGCGTCCGCTACACCGTCAAAATCGGTCGTGCGGTAAGATATTTGTATCGGGAGGGTCAGCGCTGGTATGTTGACCGCTCCCCATAGGAGGTGTTTGTGAGACATGAGGATTTTTTCCTATGAGGAACTCGACGAATTGGGCGAGGGCTTGATCCGCCAATATCTTGGAAAGGAAGCGGAGCATACCTGCTGCGTGGACATCGAGGGGTTTGTCACGGACTTTCTGAAGCTGCCCCTGCTGTACCGCAGCTTTGCCGAGGAGGACAGCGACAAGATCGGCTTCATTGCGGACGGCGTGACTCCTCTGCGCGTCTATGAGGGCGGAACCGTCGTCCGGCGCGTGTATCCCGGAGGAACCATCGTGATCGAGCGCTACCTGCGGCAGGAGCACGAAAGCGGCAGACGGCGCTTCACCATCAGCCACGAGTGCGCCCACTACATCATGGACAGGGCAGTTCCCAGCGCCGCCTTTCACCGCGAGTTTGACGGAGAACGTGCCTATACGCAGGAGGATTTCAAAAACCTGTTCAGCTTTCGGGAGACGCAGGTAGACCGCATGGGCGCAGCCCTCCTGATGCCCCGCTTCATGGTTCGCAACGTAGTTGCCATGCACGGCTTCTCCGAAGGTATCCCCGTATTCGGTGACAGCGTTATGAGAACAACGGATAAGCTGAGGATCAAGCAAATGGCAAATACAATGGGCGTGTCCTTCTCCGCCTTCCTCATTCGGCTGCGGGAGCTGGGCTGTCTGTGTTACCGCCCGCTGGCAGAGTACATCACGGAGGAAATGGGGCTGGGACAGGACGGTGGCGCAGGATGAGAAAAGCAAACGCTCCCCGTAAGCTCTCGCCGGATGTGTCACGCAGGCTGTCCGATTCCCGCAGGCAATCCGCAGCGCTGACCCTCCGGGAGATCCACTGCCCCTTTTGCAGCTTTCTGGTAGAGAAGGTGTTCTCCGACGCAGCGGGACACAAAATGGTCTACTGCCGAAAATGCAAGTCGGAGTATCCCATCAATCTGGGCTGCTTCCGCAGGATGAAGGCGAAACAGGCCGTCTGCCGCCTGCTTTCAGGAAAACCGAGGCAGAAAAGATAAACTGAATACAAAAACCGACTTTTAATCGAGCAAGCGGAGAGAATCAGATTCGTTCTGAGGAGACTGCCAAGCGCCGTACAAAGTCAGACTGAACCGGTAAATGGGTTCGGTCTGCTTTGACGGCGCTTTTTTGCTGCCCGATTTCTTTGTACGGCGTTGAAAGTCCTTTCCCGGCTTAGCTCGGGAAAGGACTTTTTCCATGAAACGCCGCTTTGAACAGTACATCTGCCGCTACCCGTGAGCTCCGAATTTTTGATTTCACCCAAATTCAAAAATTCAAAGGAGATCACGGCATGAAAACATTAAAGGAGTTCGATTACGACCTTTGGGCAATCGAGGAAAACGGAAGAAAGAGGTATTTCGCCAGAATCAAGGCCACCGGCGAGGAAACGGAGGTCAGCCTTGAGGTGATGCGGCTGCTGCTCCGTCAGGAAAAGCAGATGCGCCGGGAGTACGCAAAACAGCAGACCATCGGGCCGGTTCTGAGCCTTGATACCATCCGCGACGGTGGAAGCATGGACGAGTCCGCGTGGCTGTTGGATACGCGGCAGCGCATCGACTCCGAGGTGCTCACGGCAGAACTCACAGACGCATTCTGCAAAACGCTGACGGACAGCCAGCGTTCGATCTTTCGGGAATGCCTCATCGAGGGGAAAGGCCAGTCCGCATATGCTGCGGAGCACGGCATGACCAGGCAAAGCGTGCATGACGCAATCGCGCTGATCCGCAAAAAAGCAAAAATATATTTTGCGTGATACCTGACAAAGGGCAAAAAAATGTCCATTGAAAGGTGAGAGGACAAATCTCACCGCAAGGGATACGGAGATTCAGTTTTCTCAGAGCCGCAAGGCTCAGCGAACCTTGAAAACTGAATATCCAGGCATCAGGCACATTCCCAACGCTATGGGCTGAACCCCTGAGCCGCTTTCGTGGGTGCGCCACGACCCCAGACGGGCGAGCGATACAACTTACACGATAAAAGCCGGGCTGCTCCCGGTGGAGGCGATGACAGGTGTTGGGGACAATGATACTTCCGTAATTCGCGGCCCGGCCACAATGAAGGCGGGGAGGTTCAATTCCTATGGAGCGGTGCAGCACACCGCCGCCTGATGCTCTCCCTGCTCTCGGGGCGTCGAGGACAAATAGAGAGCGTACATACCCGAAAAACCACAATGACAAAAGACAAGGAGACGCAATATGAACGTACAGGACAGATACAACAGCGAGAGGTATCCGGATATGACCTGCTTTCTCGCCTTGAGGAATATCGAAAGAAACGAAAGAAAGGAACGGAGAAACCGCATGAAGGAAAACTGGATTTACCGCAGGGGCGACGTGTACCTCGCCAACCTCGACCCGTATATCGGCTCCGAGCAGGGCGGCACACGCCCAGTCGTAGTGTTGCAGAACAACACCGGCAACTACTACTGCCCCACGCTTATCATCGCACCCATCACGTCCAAGGCGGGCAAGAAGCCGTCCCAGCCTACCCACTACTACGCCGAACGCATCCACGGGCTGGAGGTTCCCGGCATGGTGCTGCTGGAGCAGATCAAGACCATCGACAAGCGGCGCGTGAAGAAGTACCTGGGCAGGATGACCCGGCAGCAGATGGATGAGATCGGGGAAGCCATCGAGGAAGCCCTCGGGCTGTACGTCCCCGAGGAAATGGAGGCTCCGTAATGAATCCCGTACTGACCATCGACCCGGAGTTCGAGGCGAAATGCCCGCCGCTGACCGAGGACGAGCTTTCGCAGCTGGAAGAAAACATCCTTGAGGAAGGGCTGGTGCTCATGCCCCTCATCGTCTGGAACGATACGATTGTGGACGGTCACAACCGCTACCGCATCGCGCAGGCGCATCCGGGCATCGAGTTCCGTGTCCATGAAAAGAACTTCAATAATAAATACGAAGCCCTTTCCTGGATTTGCAAGAACCAGCTCGGACGGCGAAATCTTACGCCCCAGCAGAAGAAATATCTGATCGGGCAGCGTTACGATGCAGAGAAAAAAACACATGGAGGAGATCGGAAAAGCAATCTGCCAGAATCAAGTGGTCAAAATGACCACTTGATTGCAGCACAGAAAACAAGAGAGCGAATTGCTTCAGAGACAGGAACAAGTGAGAGCTATGTTAAACGAGCGGATCAGTATGCAAAAGGTGTGGACGCCGCTGAAGAAGTGCTTCCGGGCATCAAGAATGACCTGTTGCTCGGAAAGTTTAAGCCCAGAGAAACCGATGTGGCGGCTGTCGCCCGCGCATCTCCGGAGGAGCGCCGGGAAAAAGCGGAGCAGCTCAGGGTGATCCCCGAAAAGAAGCCCAAAGCAGATAAGGAGTCTGCCCGGAGCGGCACAAAGCACCGGCAAGAGGCTTATGTGACTATCGGCAAAAGCTACGAGGATATGAAGGACTCCAAGCGCGTCACGGAGGATTCGGCACTGGTAAGCCTGCGCTATACGGCGCGGAACATGGTCGAGACATGCGACGTGCTTTTTACGAACTTCCCCGGTCTATTGGAAAAGCCGGACTACAAAGATCAGGTCATTGAAATCATGCAGGAGCCAAAACAATACATTCTCAAATTGGAAGGAGAAACAGACAATGAACAGCATGAAGACACTCTACAAGCTGATGGAGGTCAGCAGCCGGGATTTGGAGATTCCCGATGCGTACCAGCGCAAGCTGAACACCGAGCGTGTGGCAAAGATTGTGGCCGGGTTCAATGAGCGTATCGCCAACGAACCGAAGGTTAGCTTTCGTGACGGTCACTATTATGTGTTTGACGGGCAACATACTATTGTGGCGCGCAAGCACATGAACGGCAACAACGACCTGCCGATCCTCTGCAAGGTGTACTACGGCATGACAGAGGCTGAGGAAGCTCTGCTGTTTGCCATGCAGACCGGCTGCTCCGCAGCCCTGACGCCCAGCGCGAAGCTCCGCGCCAATCTCCATGGCGAGGACAAGGCATCGGGCGAGTTCTACGAGGCCACAGAGGAAGCGGGGCTGCATGTGGGCTTTGAGCGCGGTGGGGGCGTCGGGCGCATCCTCTGCATCAATACCGCCTTTGCGGAGTTCAATCGCGTCGGCGCAAAGGTTTACAAGGAAGCGCTGACCATCCTGCTGGAAGCCTGGGGCGGCGACCCCGATTCCCTCCGAGCCGAGGTGATTCAGGGCATCGTCCACTTCGTGGAGCTGTACCACGGCGAGTACGACCGGGAGCGGCTCATTTACAGCCTCCGCAGCTATGAGCCCAAGTTCATCTACGCAGCGGGCAAGGCGGAAAAGGAGCTGCGGGGCGTAAAGCGCTACATCAACCTGTTCTACCGCATCTACAACGGCAGGCGCAAGCATTCGACCCTTCCCATGAAGTTCTGAGGGAAGGGTCTTTTTATCCGCATCGAGGCCGGAAACCATGGGGCTGTGTTCCGTCACAGCCCTATTCTTCTGCCCTCGGCTCGGGCTCATAGATTTATATATCCAATCATAACCATGGAATAAACAAAACAAGGAGGTATGGCATGGACGCATATACGGCATCCGATATGGATGTTCGCACCGTTGACCACAATACGCTGGTGGATATCCGCGACGTAAAGGTCAACACGGCGCTGCCCAAGCGGGAGCGTATTTTGGATTTCATCCGTCAGATCGGCAACCCCTACTGCTACCGGCATGGGAAATATGTGGTCAGGGTCAGCTTCGCCGATACGGATGTTTCATTGGAGGACAGACTGGAAGCATATATCCGCACAAAGGGCTGATCCTGCGACATCCTCGACAGTCCTGCGCAACGCAGGGTACAATTTTGGAGGAAAGGAGCTGGCAATATGCAACACAACACCGAAACAAAAATCTGGAACGCCACGCTTTACCTCCGGCTGTCGAGGGACGACGGGGATAAAGAGGAATCCAACAGCATCACCGGGCAGCGGGAGCTGCTGCGGGACTTCATCCGAACCCGCCCGGAGCTTCGGGAATACGCCGTCAGGATCGACGACGGTTTCACAGGCTCCAATTTCGAGCGGCCGAGCTTTAAGAAAATGCTGGAGGACGTAAAGGCCGGACGAACCAACTGCATCATCGTGAAAGATCTTTCGCGCTTTGGCCGTAATTATCTGGACGCTGGCGAATACATCGAGAAGATATTCCCATTTTTAGGCGTGCGGTTCATCGCCGTCAACGACAACTACGACAGTCTCGGCGGAAAAAACGCTTCGGACGAGCTTATCATTCCGTTCAAAAACCTCATAAACGAAGCCTACTGCCGGGATATTTCCGTGAAAGTCCGCACCCAGCTTGAGGTCAAGCGCAAGAGCGGCCAGTATATCGGCGCATTTGCCGTGTACGGCTATCTGAAAGACGAAACAGACAAAAACCGTCTGGTGGCAGACGAATACGCTGCGGACGTCGTGCGGGATATCTTCAAATGGAAGCTGGAGGGCATGAGCCCGCAGGATATCGCCGCCCGATTGAATCACAGCGGCGTGCTTTCGCCCATGGAATACAAAAAATCGCTGGGCATGAGGTTTGCCACCTCCTTCAAGGCGAACCCACAGGCGGCATGGTCGGCCAACGCCGTGCTGCGTATCCTGAAAAATCCGGTCTATACCGGCGTACTCATTCAGGGCAAGGAGACTACGCCCAGCTACAAGGTGCGAAAGCGCGTCACAAAGCCGGAAAGCGAATGGGCAATCGTTTCGGACGCCCACGAAGCTATCATTGAGCGCCGGGACTTTGACAGCGTACAGAAGGCGCTCTCATTGGATACCCGCCGCAGCCCCGGCGACAGCGCAGTGCAGCTTTTCAGCGGCATGGTGTTCTGCGGCGAGTGCGGCGCAAGCATGGTGCGCAAAACCGTTCCCTCCGGCAATAAAAAGTATGTCTACTACGTCTGCGCCGCGCACAAGCAGGATAAATCCTGTTCGCCCCACCGGATGCGCGACGAGGCGCTGGAACAACTGGTTTTGGACACGGTAAAGCAGTATATCCGGGACGTGGTTGATCTGGACGATATTCTTGCCATGACGGATACCGCCCCCCTGAGAACCGCAGAAGCCCAGAAGGTGCAGCGGCAGCTTGACAAAAAGCGCTCAGAATATGAGCGGCTCCAGAAGCTGCTCATGTCCCTGTATGAAAGCCTTGCAGACGGCATCATCGACCGGGACGAATACGCAAGGCTCAAGCAGAATTACGCAGGACGCTGCGCCGAGTGCGAAAAGCAGATGGACGCCTTGCAGGAGACCCTTACGCAGATCAGGGAGCACGGCGGCGAGCACCGGGAATGGATGGCGCAGTTCAGAAAGCACCTGAACATCGCGGAATTGGAGCGCAGCATCGTTGTGGCACTGATCGACCGCATCCTCATTTACAAGGATAACCGCGTGGAAGTCCGCTTCCGCTTTGCGGACGAATTTGCATGGCAGACGGATATTCTCAGAAGATCACAAATACGGGAGGTGGTATAAGTGGCAAGAACGAAACGAAAGACAAACCCGGTCATTCCGGCGATGGAAGCTCCCGCACAGGCGCAGAAGCAATACCGCACTGCCGCCTATGTCCGCCTTTCCATAGAGGACAGCGGCAAACCCGGCGCGGATACCATAGAGGGGCAGAAAAATCTCCTGCTCCGGTTCATCGAAGATGACCCAACGCTTACCCTGTATGGGCTGTTCTGCGATAACGGACGAACCGGCACGGATTTCCAACGTCCTGAATTTGAAAAGCTCATGGAGGCGGTCAAGCGTGGAGAAGTTGACTGCATCGTGGTCAAAGACCTATCCCGCTTTGGCAGAAACTACAAGGAGACCGGCAACTATCTGGAGCGAATTTTCCCGTTCCTGGGCGTTCGTTTTATTGCCGTCAACGACGGCTTCGACACCCTCACCGCCCAGCGGGGCGCGGACGGTTATCTGGTTCCGCTGAAAAATCTCATCAACGAGGTTTACAGCAAGGATATTTCCAGAAAGTCCGGCTCCGCACTGGCGGCGAAGCAGAAAAACGGCGATTTCATCGGGGCGTGGGCACCCTACGGCTATCGCAAATGCCCGGACGACCCACACAGGCTGGAACCGGATGAGGCAACGGCTCCCGTTGTCCGGCAGATATTCCGGTGGCGTGCCGAGGGCATTGGCGTCACGCAGATCGCAAGGCGGCTCAATGATGGAGGCGTGCCCTCGCCCTCCGCCTATCTGTATAATACCGGGGTTTGCAAAACAGAAAAGTACAACGGTGTGATCTGGTACGTTCAGACTGTAAAAAACATCCTGTCCCGGCAGGTGTACATCGGGCACATGGTGCAGGGTACAAAGCGGCAGTCCTTCTACGAAAATCGAGGCCAGTACATGAAGCCAAAAGAGGAATGGATCGTCGTGGAAAATACCCACGAGCCGCTGATTGACCGCGAGACCTTTGACAAGGTGCAGGAGCTTGCCCAGCGAAAAAACAAGGAATATTTTGAAAATCTCGGCAGGTTCTCGCATCTGGAAACCACCGAAAACATCCTCAAGGGGCTGGTCTGCTGCGGCGACTGCAAGCGTCCGCTGGTACGGTACAAGAATGTGAGCCACGAAAAAAAGCTGTGGTACACCTTCATCTGTCCGACCCACGCCAACGACATTGGCAGCTGTCCGCTGAAAAACATCCGGGAGGACGCACTGTTCCCCATGCTCCTGCA